CCGCAATTTTAACGGGCGCAGATTAAAAATTTCAACTTGAAGAATAATTCTCTACGGCGTGAAACTGTTGATTTCATTGAGGAATTTCCGGTTTTGCCCTAACCGCGGAACCCACTTACCGCACTGCACAAGCCGCTAAGTGCGTTCCATATTCGTTCTCCGGTTGTGCAGCACGGCTTACCTTCGCCCAAAAGTAGAATATTCTTCCCTTTAGCGGCATCCTGCTACCCAGCAGGAGAGTTCCCGCAGGAACCGAGTTGGGAGCGACTTGGAACCTGCGGGAACCACAAGTTCCCTTCTCCGGGCACAAAGTTCCTTACTCGCCAGCGTGTACGGGGAGGGGCGGAATTCCGGCATTTCGCACCGGGCGGGTTAAGAAACGACCGCGCGCGTTTCTTAACCAATCTTTCCAAGCGGTTGAGAGCTCTGGGTCAGTGAAGGCATGAAAGCCAAGATTGAATTGCTCGAGCCAGGGCGCCAGGTGGTTTCGCCAGGGGCGGCGGTTTTTGGCGAACTTTGTTGCCCATCTTAAATCGCTGACCGCGTTCGCATTTATCCGCTGTCAAGCGAATTTTCGGACAAAAACCTGCGGAGATGTGGACAACTCGTTTCAATCACTTCGCGCCAATTTCTGTCACGAAAGGGACTCCCATGATCCGCGGTGCCAAGCCAGTTCCGACGCAATTGAAGCTGTTGCGCGGCAATCCGGGGCGACGCCCTATTTCCGAGGGATTGCGGCCCGAACAGTCGGCGGACGTGCCCGCCCCGCCGCCGTTCATCACCGGGTACGCGGCGGACGAATGGTGGTGCGTGGCGACGGAACTGCACCGGCTGGGCGTGCTGACGAAGGTCGATACCGCGACGCTCGCGGCCTACTGCCACGCCTATGGCATCTGGCGCGACGCCGCCGAGCTCATCGCCTCGATGCAGGGCGATCCCGCGCGCGGCATGGTCATCCGCACGCAGTTCGGTGGCGCCGCCGAGAATCCCCTGCTTACGATCGCGCGCAAGGCCGCGCATGACATGGTCAAGTTCGGCAACGAATTCGGGCTGACGCCAGCGGCGCGGTCGCGGATCACGGGCGGCATCAACGGCGACGAAACCACGGGCAGCAAGTTTGACGGACTACTCGCTCGTTAAGCGCACACCGCACGGCAGGAAGACAGCCGAAGCCGTTATCGGGTTTATCGAGGCGCTGACCGTGCCGAGCGGCACCGGAGTGGGCAGGCCGTTCAAGCTGGACAAGTGGCAGACCGATTTCATCAAGGATATTTACGAGCCGCAGCGGATCATGCGCGATGGCTCGCAGCGGCGCGCGGTGCGGCGCGCGATCCTGTCGGTGGCCCGCAAGAACGGCAAGACGGCGCTGATCGCCGCGATGGCCTTGGCGCATCTGGTCGGCCCGGTCGCCGAGGTGCATGGCGAGATTTATTCCGCCGCCAACGATCGCGATCAGGCCTCGATCGTGTTCAAGTTCGCCAAGCAGATCGTCGAGCTCGAACCCGATCTGTTGAAAGAGATCGATATCGTGCCCTCGACCAAGACGATGATCGGTCGGCGCATGGGCACGGTGTACCGGGCGATCTCTGCCGAGGCTGGCACCAAGCACGGCTATCTGCCGAGCGTCGTGATCTATGACGAGCTCGCGCAAGCCAAGAACCGCGATCTCTATGACGTGCTCGACACGTCGTTCGGCGCCCGAAGCGAGCCGTTGTTCGTGGTGATCTCGACGCAGTCGAACGATCCCGAGCACGTGCTGTCGCGATTGATTGACGATGGCATGTCCGGGGTCGATCCCTCGATCGTCTGCCATCTCTACGCCGCCGATGACGGTTGCGCGCTCGAGGACGAAGAGCAATGGAAAAAATCCAATCCAGCGCTGGGCCGCTGGCGCGATCGAGAGGACTTCGTGTCGGCAATTCGCAAGGCGCAAAGATTGCCCGCGGAAGAGCCGAAGGTCAGGAACCTATTCCTCAATCAACGGGTGGCGCCGGTCTCGCCGCTGATCAGCCGCGCGGAATGGATGGCCTGCAAGGGCGAGGTCGTTCTCAACGATGGCGAGGAAGTTTATGCGGCGCTGGACTTGTCGAGCGTCGCCGACTTGACCGCGCTGGTTTTGGGCAGCGTCGATGAGCCGTGCCGCATCTGGCCGTATTTCTGGAAACCGAAGGACCACGTCGAAGAGCATTCCAATCGCGACTTCGGCAGCGGCACTTACCGCTATCGCGAGTGGGCCGAGGCTGGGCACCTGTTATTGTCGCCGGGAAAGACCATCGATCCCGAGGCTGTGGCGCTGTTCATTGCCGAACTGACGCAGCGCTACAAGGTGCGCGGCCTCGCTTACGATCGCTGGGGAATGCCAGCGTTGTTGAAGGAATTCGATCGCGTCGGCCTGCAGGTTTTCGAGGACAAGGGTGACGGCAAGGGTGACGGGTTGCGATTGATTCCGTGGGGTCAAGGTTATCGCGACATGGGCCCGGCTGTGAGCGCGCTGGAATATACGGTGATCGAGCGCAAGCTGATCCATCCGAACAATCCGGTGCTGAACTGGAACATGGCGAACGCGGTGGCGCGCACCGATCCGGCAGGCAATCGCAAGCTGGACAAGGACAAGGCGCGGTTTCGGATCGACGGCGCGGTGGCGCTGACGATGCTACTCGGTCTGCGCTCGCGCGACCGCTCGACGCAGAAGCCAATCGATATCGAGGCGCTGATAGGCTGATGTTCACATCACATTGGATTGCACGAGCTCTGCAGCGATCGAAGAAACAACGGGAACGCAAGGCGCGCAGATGGCGCGCGGCTATGAGGCGGCATCGATGGTGGGTGCGGGCCCGCACATGAAACAGCTTTCGCATCTGATCGGCGAGCCGCTGAAAGAAGCGATCGACGAGATCGAGGCTTTTGCGATTGCCAATCACTGCTGGCTGAAATTCGTCGAGGGCGACGGCTGTCTCGATCGAAAGAAACTCAACGTCTGCGTCAAGGATGGCACAATCAGGGAGTTCATCATCACGGAATAGGGGACCGCTCATGGGGAACAGGTTTGAGCGAGACGACAGAGTTCGATTGCAGAAAACAATGGCAGTGCGTTTCGCCTACAAGAGACACGGGCTGGCTAAACGCACCAACTGGATCAAACGCCAAGGCACCGTCGTGCGCGTGGCGCGCGTCGCCGATCAGGTCAGCGTGCTGTGGGATGACCGCGCATCGGTCGATCAGTGGCCTACCCGCGCGCTGGAAAAGATTGAATGAACCTCGATCATCCGCATGGCACAGCCTACTGGAAGCGGCGCCGCTTGCTGCAATTGCGCGCCGAGCCGCTATGCCGGATGTGCTTACGCAATGGCATTGTGCGAACGGCGACGATCGCGGATCATATCGAGCCGCATCACAACGATTGGAACAAATTCAAACTCGGCGAACTGCAGTCGCTGTGCGAACAGTGTCACAACCAAACCAAGCGCATGATTGAATTGCAGGGCTACGGCCTCGAAGTCGATGACGACGGTTGGCCGATCGATCCAAACCATCCAGCGAACAGGATATGACATGAGCGATAACCCGCACGGCAGCATCGGCGCACTGCGCGTCAGAGAATCATTCAATCCGAGCAAGGACAACATCGTCGATAAGATCAAGCGCTACACCGCTGATCTGATCGATCTGTGCGAGGATTTAAGGCCTCTCGATCCGCGGTTAGTGAGCTTGGCACAAACCGCATACGAGGAAGCTGCGATGTGGGCCGTCAAGGCGGCCACGACGCCGAAAGAATAGGATAGATGACATGCCGATTTTGCGGTGGAACGCGGCGCATGGTGACGCAGCGCCTATCAGCGTGGCGTGCAAGCCTGTCGTCCATCTCGCGCCATGGGATGACAGCATCGACACCAATATCGTCCACATCGTCGGACAAGGTACGATCCAATCCTTCGGCTGGGGCCAAGCCTCGACCAAGCGGGTTCTGTTCGAAGCGGGGATCGTCCTGAAACATTCCGAGCATCTGCAACTGTTGGGATTGCAGGATCGCGAGATCAACGAACCGGCGATCGGCATCTATGCGACCGCAGGCGACAACTACTGGAATGAAATCTTTTTCGTCGCGACCGGCGCCGCGGAAGCCGTCCGACGCCTCAACGCGATCGTGGCGCGGCTCGAGGACATTGAAAATCGTCTGTTCGAGCTAGAGCGGACCAAGGTTCATGCTGCAGCGATTTAATCCGAACCACGAGCCTGCCGGGTCGTCAACGGGCGGCCAGTTCTCATCAGGTGATGGTGGTGGCGGTGGCGACGAGAAGCCTGCAGGCGGTGGCAAGGGCGGCAAGGGCAAGGTTTCGAAGATTTCGGACTTTGACAAGAAGGGCGTTCGTCTCGACCACGACACCACGATCAATCCGGCGAAGGCCGAAAAATTCCTGCAGACTTGGAATGAGAAGATCGCCGAGGCGCCGGAAGATTTCAAAAAGGATTTCGTCGGCGTGCCCGCCTCGATGAGCCTCGAATACGACGATACTAACGAAAAGCTGTTCGTTTCGGGCAACGTGCAGAACGATGAAGGCCGCAGCATCGGCAGCTATCAGCGCACGCTCGATCTGAAAAACAAGTCGGCCTATTCCGCCTATTTCGTCTTGAACAAGGGCGAGCGCGGCGAGGGCGTCGGCAAAAAGTTGCTGGCCTCGAACGTCGCCATGTATGACAAGCTGGGCTTCGACAAGGTCAGCGTCAGCGCCAACATCGATGTTGGCGGCTATGCATGGGCCAAATACGGTTACGTGCCAACAGCGCAATCCTGGCGCTCGCTATCATCGGACATTCGCGACAAGCTGAATGATCAGGGCGACCGCGCCAATCACGCCGCATCTGGATCGGGCTACACGCCGGAAACCTGGGATCAGATCGGCGACCACGATCAATCCCAGATCGAAACCGCATGGTCGCGCGCGACCTATAGCGAATTCGAAGACAGCGAAATCCAGAACTGGCGCGACAGCGGACAGGCACTGGAAGACGCCAAGCGCGGCATGTCCGACGTGAGCGATTTGCGCGACGAGGATTGGGCCAAGGCCGCACTGGAAACGTGGCGCGATGGATTGAGTTCGAAGGAGGCGGAAGGCATTCCTTTCACCAACGATCAAATCCTCGCCGCGGTCGATATCGAGGAATATTCCTCGCGCTATGGCGAAGGCAAAGACGATCCTGACATCTCGATCGCCGACAACAAGCTGACCGGCAGCATCACGCAGCCGACGCTCCCCGGCATTCCCGAAGCGCCGCCGCTGACCGACGATCGGCGCCAAGAGATCATCGACGCGCTGACCGAAGGCTTCAATGACGAGGCCGAGAGCAAGGCGCAGGACATGGACCCGCCGAGTCACATCGCCGACAGCGTCTCGGAATATCAATCCGAATACTGGTCGAGCATGTCGGACGAGGACAAATACGATTGGGCCGAGCGCAACAGCGAACTGCCGGAATATCCGCTAGAGGATGACGAGGAAGAAACGCCCGAGCCGGTCGAGGCAACCGATCCGCAGCGCGACGCGCTGATGAAGCTGGCGCAGAGCTCCGATCCGAAAGCGCTATGGGCAATCGCCGATTCGTCGCAAGGCAAGAGCCTGCTACTCGGCACAAGCTGGTCAGGAGTGCTCGATCTCAAAGACAAGCAAACCATGGCCCGCTTCCACGCCTACGTTGGCAGATGAATATGCCGAGCTCTTGCGGCTGCGCATCGCAGTGTGTGACGCGCTGCTGCTGCGACTTCGAGGAATGACGATGGCCCGCAAAGAAAACGATTTCCATTACATCGAAAACCGCCAGTTCGAGGACGACAAGATGCACGCCGATATCCTCGAGGGCGGCGACCACGCAGCGGCAAAGAAGGTCAGCGATGCAGTGGCGAAGGATGTTGGATTGACGCCAGCCGAGATCGAGGCGCTGAGCGCGCCGCCCAAGAAGTGGAAAGGGAAACCCAAATGAAGCACGAAGGCGAGAATGCTTTCCGCCAGCGCGAGGCGTCGAGCGGCAATCTCTGCACGCGCGCATTGACGGTCAAGACACTGGCAAGCCTGTGGCGTGTTCGTGCCGAGGACGCGGCCAACGTCATCTATCCGAATGATCGTGCGCTCATGTCACTGGTGACGCGCGCCACGTCAGCGCCCGCGACCACGTTCACATCGGGATGGGCCGCCGAGCTCGCGGTGAAGATTGTCGCCGACACGATCGAGGCGTTGGCTGCGGCATCCGGCGCCGCCGACGTTTTGAAGCAAGCGCTGGTGTTGAGTTGGGATGGTTATGGCGTGATCAGCGCGCCAGGTTTTGTCGCTTCCGCGGCCAACAGCGGCTTCGTCAAGGAAGGCGATCCGATCCCGGTGCGGCAGCTTGCATTGGGGCCAGCACAGCTATCGCCCTACAAGCTGGCGACGATCGCCGCGCTAACGCGCGAGATGGCCGAGAGCTCGAACGCCGAGGCGCTGATCAGCGATTGTCTGGTTCGCTCAAGCGGGCTGGCGCTCGACGCGGCATTCTTCGACGCCAATCCTTCGGTCGCGAACACGCGGCCTGCAGGCATCCGCAACGGCATCTCGACGCTGACGGCGAGCGCTAATCCCGATGCATTCGGCGCGTTCTTCGAGGACATCGCCGCGCTGTTGAATGCCGTGGCTCCGGTTGCCGGAAAAGGGCCGGTTATTATTGTCTCGTCGCTTGGTCGCAGCGCCAGCGCCAGCGCACGCTATGGCAGCATCAAGGCCGAAGGCGATGACGCCACGATCATTCCGGTGGCCTCGCCAGCGGTGGGCAACGACATCGTCGCGATTGCGCCGAAGGCGATCGTCGCGGCGCTCAGCGCCGATCCCGATGTTGAGACAACGAACGCGGCGACGCTGGTGATGCAGGATACAAATCCGGCAGTCGCGGGCACTACGGGGCCAGAGCGCAGCGTGTTTCAAACCGAAAGCCTCGCGATCAAAGTGCGCTGGCCGGTGTCATGGGCGCTGCGCGATCCGCGCGCGGTGGCGTGGTTGACGCCAGCATGGAAGTAAAGATGCGCGTCTATGTCGAAGAGGCGTTGCCCGAGCTCGATCCAATCATCGCGCACGAGCTCACGCCCTATGGCTGGCGCGGACTGACGCAGCAAGGCGAGGTCTACGAGGTCAAGAGCTCGAACGGCCACGCGATCGAGGTGCCGTCTGAAATCGTTGTCGCGCACAAGGGTGAGCCGATCGGTCGTCGCAAGATCAGCAACGATGAGACGATCGACATTGAGTCATATCTCGAGCATTTCAATCTTGGCGTCGAGCTCTACAAGTCGAACCGCATCAAGGAAGCGCTGATCGAAACCGCCGCGACGATTGTCGCCGCGCCGACGCTGCGCGCAAAATTCAATCGGGCGATGGTGCTGCTGGCTGCGGGGCGATGGCGTGAAGGCTTCAAGGACTACTGGCAGTGCGAACAGCATGCGCCGTTCATGCGGCCACAGGTGCGCGCCGCGCTCGATCGCGGACTCGAGCCGTGGATGGGCCAGGATTTGCACGGCAAACGATTGGTGCTGATGCACGCGCACGGCTTCGGCGACAGCATCATGATGTTGCGCTATGTGCCGACGTTGCGCGCGCTGGGCGCCGACGTGGTGCTCGATCTGCCGCCCGAACTGCACAAGTTGGCTGGCGGTCCATTCGGCAGCGATGGTGATTACTTCTGCCCGTTGCTGCATCTATTGCATTGGTTGTCCGTCACGCCGGGAACGATCGACGGTCAGCCCTATCTGCCGGTCTGGCAAGAATGGTCGCCCGCTCCGAAGCGAATTGGCATCGCATGGTCGATCGGCAAACCGAGCGATGGCGACTATCCGCGGTCGATCCCGCTCAAGCAATTGGTCGAGGCGTTTCCAGATGCCGAGCTCCACAGCGTGCAAAGCCAAGGCGACGACGAGGCGGCTGATCTTGGCGTGTACGCTTACACCTTCAACGACTTCGCGGCTTGCGCGGGCTTGATGATGGAGATGGATGCGATCGTCAGCGTTGACACGGCGGCGCTGCATCTGGCCGGGGCGATCGGTCATCCGCGCGTCTACGGTCTGTTGTCGCATTGGGCAAGCTGGCGCTGGGTCGCGCCATGGTATCAGAATGTGAGACTGTGCCGACAGTCGGCGCCCGGTGATTGGGCGAGCGCTCTTGCGCAAGTTCACGCGGACTGATCTCGGCGTCGAGCCGCTATCCGGCGCATTCAGCAAATATCTCAACATGCACGAGACGGCGATCCTGCTGGCGCTGGTCAAGAGCGTGGCGCCGCGGGTGATGATTGAATTCGGCTGCAATCAGGGCATCACCGCCAAGCGAATGCTCGAGAATTTGCCGACGCTGGAAAGGTACATCGGCATCGATGTGCCGTTCGGGCATTGCGCGACGTTGCCGTGCCAGCAAACCGAAACGCCGGTCAACGCCGGATGGTACGCCGCCGACGACGAGCGATTTTTCTATCTGGAAACGCGTTCGCAGATGCTGCGCACCGGGCATCTCGAACCGTGTGACGCGGTGTTCATCGATGGCGATCACTCCGAGCACGCGGTGCTGCACGAGAGTCGGCTGGCGCGGCGATTGGTTCGCGCGCCAGGGCTGATCGCTTGGCACGACTATTCCAATCCAGCGGTCGAGGTGACGCGTGCGCTCGATCAGCTTGTCTACGACGGCTGGCCGATCAATTGCGTCGAAGGTTCATGGCTGGCCTTCATGAGAGTGGAGAAAAACCTATGCCGATGACTCCGCACAAAGACGAAACGCAGTCAGAGTTTATGTCCAGATGCGTGCCCGAGATGATCGGCACGGGTGACGACAAGCGACCGCAGGAACAGGCGGTGGCGGCTTGCTACACGATCTGGCGCGACAGCAAGAAATCCGCGAAGTCGGACGGCGACGATGACGACGACAAGATCGATCCCGACGACTACGACGACGAAGACGAGTTCATGGATGATTGCATCGACGAG